CGTCGTGGACAACGCGCCCCTGAATGAACGATTTTTTTTTCGTACAGTCGATAGGTGCAATTTTTTTGCTCACATGATCGAGTCGGGGCAGTATAAAATGGTGCAAAACAATAGAATGTCATCGCAAGAAAACGTGACCGCTTACTGCATCCCGAAGTATGCAAAGCCCAACACGCGGTTCTGGGATTAGCTATGGCAGCAAAGAAGCTCGAGCCAGACTCGGAATATAGTCAGTATGATAAAAATAACGACGGCGTGGTGTCGGATGAGGAACTGGAATTTTCACGTCAACTAGAGGAGCTGAAGCTCTCCAGCGAAAAAGCAGACGCGCAACGAGCAATGGCTTGGTTCGCTTTGTGGGGAATGTTGCTGTACCCGACGTTGATCGTGGTGTGCAGTTTTATCGGGCTAGACAAAGCCGCGTCGATTCTCTCCGAGATCGCGAGCGTATATTTCGTCGCCATAAGTGCCCTCGTCGCAGCGTACTTTTCGGCGAGCGCATGGGTAACAAGAGGTAAAAACGGAAAATGAGTATTGTTGGTCAACTTATAGGCCCCGTAACGGGACTGTTAGACAAGTTCATCGAAGACAAGGATCAGAAGAACCTCCTTGCTCATGAAATCTCAACGCTGGCTGACAAACAAGCCGCTGAGAACGCCCTTGCTCAAATCGAGGTAAACAAGATCGAAGCAAAAGGCAACTGGTTTCAAAGCTCATGGCGTCCTCTTGTGGGATGGGTTTGTGCCATCGCTTTTGCATGGCATTTTGTCATTCAAAGCCTACTTGTGTTCGCGTTCACTTACGCTGGCGCAGAAGTCCCTGATTTACCTGAGTTTGATATGTCAGCGTTGCTCACTGTCCTCGGTGGCCTCTTGGGGCTTGGCTCGCTCCGCACGTTTGAGAAAACAAGGGGCATCAACAAGTGATGAGAGTCACGAGCGGAGAGGGGATATCGCTCATCAAAAAGTTCGAGGGCTGCGAGCTTGAGGCGTATCAGTGCTCGGCTGACGTTTGGACACTCGGCTACGGCCACACAAGAGGCATTAGCGAAGGCGACACATGCACACAAGCGCAAGCCGACGAAATGCTTATCGATGATTTGCAGGAGTTCGAGGGTTACGTCAACGAGCTGGTTGATGCAGAGCTGACGCAAAGTCAGTTTGACGCGCTAGTGGCTTGGACATACAACCTTGGCCCAACCAACCTAAAATCCTCTACGCTCCTCAAGCGTTTGAATGAAGGTGACATGGCGGACGTGCCACACCAGATTCGTCGATGGAATAAGGCTGGAGGCAAGGTGTTAGACGGCTTAGTGAGACGACGCGAAGCGGAAGCTCTGCTGTTCAAGGGCGAGCCTTGGGAAGATGTCTGAGGTCTCTCTCAAAGATTTTGAGATTCTGAGTGAGCAGGATCAAAACGAGGCGTTGGCCTTACTGTCTCGTTATGAACAGATGGAGAAGCAGGAGACTTGTCAGTCTGATTTCATCGAGTTCGTCAAGCATATGTGGCCCGAGTGTATCCTCGGCAGGCACCACAAAATCATCGGCGACAAGTTCAACAAGATTGCCCAGGGCAAACTGAAAAGACTGATCGTTTGTTTGCCGCCCAGGCACAGCAAATCGGAGTTTGCCAGCACATATTTTCCTGCCTGGATGATGGGCTTGCGCGGCGATCTCAAAATCATTCAAACGACGCACACCGCAGAGTTGGCGGTTCGATTCGGCCGCAAAGTTAGGAACATCATAGACTCTGATGACTACTCTCAAGTCTTCCCCGAACTCAAACTTGAAGCTGACAACAAGTCAGCTGGGCGCTGGACGACGAACCAGGATGGAGAAAGCTTCTATGCTGGTGTCGGTGGTGCGATTACAGGACGCGGTGCTGATCTGCTGATCATCGATGACCCCCATTCTGAGCAAGACGCGCTATCTCCTACTGCCATGGAATCCGCGTATGAGTGGTATACCTCTGGCCCTCGCCAGCGTTTGCAGCCTGGCGGGATCATCATCATCGTTATGACGCGCTGGAGCACCAAAGATCTGGTGGGAAAGGTGCTGAAAAAACAAGGTGATGATCACGCCGATCAATGGGAGGTCATCGAGTTCCCAGCGATCATGCCTGAATCCGATACCCCCTTGTGGCCTGAGTTCTGGAAAAAAGAGGAGCTGCTCTCTGTCCAAGCCTCACTGCCGGTGAGCAAATGGAACTCGCAATGGATGCAGAACCCGACTGCCGAGGCGGGCTCGATCGTGAAAAGAGAATGGTGGCGTCTGTGGGAGCGAGATTATGTCCCGGCGTATGAATACGTCATTCAGAGTTACGACACCGCATTTTCGAAAAAAGAGACCGCCGACTACAGCGCCATCACCACCTGGGCGATCTTTGAGTCTCCCGATGACGATCACCAGGCGATCATCTTGCTTGACGCCAAACGAGTGCGGCTAGACTTCCCAGAGCTTAAAAAGGTTGCCTATGACGAATACCGTTATTGGGAGCCGGACTGCATATTGATTGAAGCCAAGGCCAGCGGAACCCCGCTCACGCAAGAGCTGCGCAGGATGGGTATCCCGGTTACAGCATATACACCAAGTCGAGGTCAAGATAAGATCGCGAGAATGAACTCTGTTGCTCCGATATTTGAGAGCGGCATGGTCTGGGCCCCGGATGAGGCGTTTGCAGATGAAGTTATCGAGGAGATGGCTTCTTTTCCGTTCGGTGACAATGATGACTATTGCGACTCCGCAACCATGGCATTGATGCGGTTTCGGCAAGGCGGCTTCTTGAGTTTGAAAGATGACTACCAGGAAGAAGCTAGTTTTATGAAGCGTAACAGACAGGTTTACTACTGATATGGCGATTGAAAAACGAGGCCTAGGCACTGAAGACGACGCGAGCGTAAACGCAACGGGCAGCGCCATGGAAGTACAGCCCGAAATGACTCGAGACGACGAGATTCGCAACGCAGCGGAAATACTCATTAGAGAAGAAGAGCTGCTGGTTGACGAAGAGATCGACGCGATAGATGAACCGCCTCCGGTTGATTTTGAAGCTAACCTGGTCGATTTTGTGCCTGATTCGGATCTGTCAAAACTTGCGAATGACGTTTTGACTTCTATCAAATCCGACAAAGAAAGCCGATCGGAATGGGAAAAAACCTACACAGATGGCCTCAAATATCTTGGCATGAAGTTCGATGATTCTCGCAGCCAGCCCTTTGAGGGATCGACAGGCGTGATTCACCCTATCCTGGCTGAGTCGGTAACACAGTTCCAGGCACAGGCTTACAAAGAATTGTTGCCCGCCAAGGGCCCAGTCAAGACAGAGATCGTCGGCGTTCGCACGCCAGAGGTCGAGATGCAGGCGGGGCGAGTGCAAGACTTCATGAATTTTTACATCATGAACGTGTGCCAAGAGTACGATCCCGAGCTAGATATGCTTTTGTTTTATCTGCCGCTGGCGGGCTCTGCGTTCAAGAAAGTTTACTACGATACAAGCGCGAACCGAGCGAAGAGCCAGTTCATTGAGCCCCAAGATTTGATCGTACCCTACGAGAGCACGGATCTTTTCACAGCTGAGCGCGTTACCCATGTGCTAAACATGAGCCGCAATGAAATTAAGAAGCAACAGCTGAACGGCTTCTATGCAGACGTGGAACTCAAGGGTGGAGGTCTGCACTACAGTCGAGACGAGATTGAAGAACAGATCGACGAGATTGAGGGCATGGAGCCTTCGTACAAAGAGGATCGCGATAGAGTGGTCTTTGAGACCCACACAATTTTGGATTTGCCTGGCTTCGAAGACATAGACGCTGAGGGCGAGCCGACTGGTCTCAAGCTGCCGTACATCATCACGATCGACCAGTCTTCCGAACAAGTCCTATCGATTCGACGCAACTATGTCGAGCAGGATCCTCAAAAAAATAAAATCAATTATTTCGTTCAGTACAAGTTTCTGCCGGGCCTAGGTTTCTACGGGCTGGGCTTGAGTCACATGATCGGGGGTATCAGCAAATCTGCCACTTCGATACTACGCCAGCTGATTGACGCAGGAACCCTGGCGAACCTCCCAGCAGGCTTCAAGGCCCGAGGTATGCGCATCAGGGACGAAGACGAGCCGTTGCAGCCTGGTGAGTTCCGAGACATCGACACAACCGGCGCGTCTCTACGAGAGAACCTCATACCGCTGCCGATCAAAGAGCCCAGCAACGTATTGATGTCTCTCCTTGGTTTGTTAGTGGAGTCCGGCAAGCGATTCGCGTCAATCGCGGACATGAACGTAGGCGACATGAACCAAGCGATGCCTGTGGGCACAACGGTAGCTCTGCTTGAAAGAGGAACCAAAGTGATGTCTGCGATTCATAAGCGACTTCACTATAGCCAAAAATTAGAGTTTCAATTACTCGCAAAAGTATTCGCCGAATATCTGCCTCAGAGCTATCCATACGTCTCCAAGAACGGCCCGCAAGAAATCATGGCCCAGGACTTTGACGGTAGAGTCGACGTCATACCTGTCTCTGATCCGAACATCTTCAGCCAAAGCCAGCGAATCACCATGGCACAAGAGCTGTTGCAAATGGTTCAATCCAACCCGCAGATCCATGGCCCAAACGGCGTTTATGAGGCGTACAGGAGGATGTACTCCGCCCTAGGTGTTGACGACGTTGATAGTCTCTTGCAGCCTCCACCTCCGCCGCAGCCCCCGATGCCGATTGATGCCGGTATCGAAAACAGTGGGTTTTTGATGGGATCGCCCGCGCAAGCTTTCGAGCCACAAAATCACCAATCCCATATCGATGCGCACCGATCTTTGTTTTTGACCCAAGTGGTGAAAGAGAACCCAGCCCTGCAAGGTATGGTGATCGGTCACATGATGCAACACCTGCAGTTTATGGCTGGTCAAATGGTGCAAGATCAAATACCGGTCGAGTTGACTCAACAGATCGAAGAGCTGTCAGCTGCTGGTCAGTCTGGTCAAGTGCCCCCAGACCAGCTTCAAATGATGAACAGCCAAATACAAATGCAGATCGAACAATTCTCTGCGCCAATACTTGCACAGCTGACGCAGGAGCTTTTGGAGTCGATCGGCCAAGGTGATGAGACCGATCCGCTGGTGCAGATAAGGCAGCAAGAACTGATGCTCCGAGAGAAAGCTATTGATTCAGAAAACGAACAATTCGAGTCGAAACAGGCTCAGCGGGCCCAAGAGAAGCTGCTGGAAACAGAGATCGCAAAGCAGCGCATCGACGTGCAAAAAGCTGTAGCAGACGATAAATTAGACGTTGCCTTGCAGAGATTAGATCAACAAGCAGAGTTGAAATTGTTAGATATGCAGAACAAGAACCGGGGGGCTTAATGTCAGCAAAATTTATATCATCGAACTCGACCGTGCGCGAACAGATCACGGCACTGAAAGAACAGAAGCGTCTTGTCCGAGAAATTGAAGCAAAAATGGTTGCGCAAGCTGAACAAAATGCAGCGCAGAAAAAACTACTCAGCGATCATCGGATCGCCACAAAGATGGCGCTTATCAATGGCACTGAGCCACCGCCACCCTTGCAGCCGGTGGTTCAAAAAGAACCGAAAATTGTGTCGGAACCCGAGCCAGTAGCTGAGCCCGAGATCAAAAAACCGGCGCCGAAAAAAGCGCGAGTGAAAAAAACACCGCCGAAAAAAGCGCCACGCAAAAAGAAGGACGACAAATGAAAGACATGACGAAGATCGAAAAAGTTGAAACGCCAACCAAAACTATCAAGACCACTCCTACATCACCAGCCCTGGTGCGCCGAACAATGGGCGGCTCATATCGGGTCATAAAAGCTCGAGGCGCGGGCGCGGCAACCAAAGGTTTTGATTTCCACGAGCGTGATTGATGGATGATATCGACCTGGGTAACAGGCTGAAAAGAGTCTTGCAAGATAGGCGGGATTTGATTCAAGAGGTCTTGATGGACGGTTTGCTCAAAGATATAGAACATTATAAAACTTTGCAGGGTGAGCTGACTGTAATAACATTGGTCGAGGAAGCCATCAGAGACTTTTACAAGGAGATTTGATTTGAGCACTCCGACGACCGAATCAGCTTATGTTCCGAACGATGAGCGCGTGCTAGACCCTACCCTTCTCGAAAAATCCGCCCTTGAAAGAATGCCTGACCCAAGCGGTTGGCGCATGTTGGTGCTGCCTTACAAAGGCAAAGCCACCAGCGATGGCGGTATACACCTCCTCAAAGAAACAGTCGACCGCGAAGCTTTAGCGACCGTTGTCGCGTACGTCGTCAAAATGGGCCCCTTGTGCTATGGAGACACAGAAAAGTTCGGTGACACGCCTTGGTGCCAGGAACGACAGTGGGTTCTGATCGGCCGCTATGCTGGTGCTCGTTTCAAGTTGGAGGATGGCGGAGAGGTCAGAATAATTAACGACGATGAAGTGATTG